CCGCCTACATGCTCTGGCGTATCGTCCAGGCGCATGGCGGCGAGCTTCCGAGCGATGTCTTGGTCATCTTCGCCAACACCGGCAAAGAGATGCCGCAGACGCTCGATTTCGTGCGCGATTGCGGCGAACGGTGGGGCGTTTCAATCACATGGGTTGAGTACGCCGACCACGACGAGGTCGCGCAGCGGTGGCGCATCACCAGCTACGCCGACGCCAGCCGCGCGGGAGAGCCGTTTGCGGCGCTGATCCGGCGCAAGAAGATGCTGCCCAACGTCGTCGCCAGGTTCTGCACGGCCGACCTCAAGATCCGCGCCATGCACCGCATGTTGAAGGCGACGCTGGGCTGGGACGAGTGGACCGAGGCTGTCGGCCTTCGCGCGGACGAAATGCACAGGGTCTCTCGCATCAAGGCGTCCAACGAAGGCAATCGGTACGTTGTCTGTCCGTTAGCAGATGCTGGCATCACGAAGCGCGACGTCGCGGAGTTTTGGGAGCGGCAGAACTTCGACTTGCAACTGCCAAACATCAATGGCCGTACGCCGCACGGGAACTGCGACCTGTGCTTCCTGAAACCCATTGCCACCGTGCGCGCTATCATGCGTGACATTCCGGGCTCGGCGGACTGGTGGGTGCAACAGGAGAAGGTGTACGGGGATCAATGGCGCAAGGATTGGCCGCCATACGCCCAGATAGCCGCCAATGTGGAGGCAAGCGCAGACTTGTTTGCCGAGGACGGGCGGGCAACTGACTGCTTTTGCAATGGGGACGGGTGATGATCAAGGCGAAGTCCGCGAAGGCCAAGGGTCGGAAGCTGGAGCAATGGATCGTCAAGCAGTTCGAATCTCTCGGCTTGACCGCTCGTCGGCAGCCGGGATCGGGCGCGTTTGACGCCTTTCCCCACGATGTCGAGGCAGTCCTCAAGGACGGCAAGCGAGTCCTCGTAGAGGCCAAGCAGCGCAGGAAGGATGCGTGGGCTACTGGAGAACGGTGGATCGGAAGTGCCGACATCCTCGTCGTGCGGATCGACCCGGAGCCTTTCAAGCCCGAGAACGAGCCGCGCGTCTACATGAAGTGGTCAACTTTCGAGAGGCTGGTCAAGTGACCCAGGTGATGACCCCGGCCCGTCTGATGGGCTACCGGCGCATGGCTGACAAGAGGCGTGGTCGCCGCTGCGGCAAGCTCCGCATCGAAGGCAACATGCACCCCTTGGTCCGAGAATTCTTTGAACTGGTGAACAAGGACGAGTTCCTGACGATGAAGTCGCTCCGGGACAAGTCCGGCCTTGAGATCGACACGATCAGCCAATGGCGATACCAACACTCGCCGCAGCTTGTGTCTTTCGAGGCGGCACTCAACGCAGCGGGATATGAACTCTGCATCCGAAGGAGGAAGCAATGAGCAACCTCGCGTACTACAAGCAGATGCACGCCGAGGGGAAGTTCCCCGGCCATTCCACCGAGAAGTGGAGCGACCAGATCGCGAAGATAATCAAGGAGTTCAACATCAAGACCATCCTCGACTTTGGCAGCGGCAAGGGGATGCAATACACGGAACTCAAGCTGCATGAGAAATGGGGCGTGGAGATGCCCACCCTCTACGACCCTGCCGTGCCGGGCTTGGACAAGATCCCCAACATCATGTTGCCGTTTGACATGGTCATCTGCTGCGATGTGCTGGAGCATCTTGAGGACGAAGAACTTCGCCAAGCTGTGTTCAACGCCACGATCCGCGCGCGCAAGCATTGCTTCTTTGGCATCGCGACCTTCCCCGCCAAGAAGACGCTGCCAGATGGGCGCAACGCACACCTGACGCTCTGGTCGCGGGATGTGTGGATGCGCTTCATCACGGATGTGCGCTTCCAGGGGGATGCACTCGTCCGGGTCGAGTTCGATGGAGGCGAGGATGGACGTTGACCCGCTCCCGTACTGGATAGGCTTTGACGCGCGCGAGGTGGATGCGTTCGATGTCTGCTCGTTCTCGGCCCAGCGCAAGAGCAGCATTCCGCTTCATGTCCGTGCGCTCAATCACAAGCAACTGCGCGCGCGTGGCATGTTCTCTCGCGAATGGGGCGTGAACCCGAAGACCGGGCAGATGTTCGATGTCCTTGACGGGCGTCCCTTCTCGACGGAGTTCGCATTCACTCGCTTCCTCGTCCCCGCACTCCAGAACTACCAAGGCTGGGCGCTGTTCACCGACTGCGACATCCTCTGGCTGGACGACATTGCCGGCCTGTATGCCGAGCGGGACGACAAGTTCGCGGTGCAAGTGGTGAAGCAGAACCACATCCCGCAGAACGACATCAAGATGGACGGTCAGGTCCAGCAGCAGTACCCGCGCAAGAACTGGTCCTCCGTGATCCTGTTCAACTGCTCCCACCCGGCCAACAAGTACCTCACGCCGAGCTACGTCAACACGATCCCCGGCAAGGAACTGCACACCTTCGCGTGGCTGCGTGACCATGAGATCGGTGACCTGTCGCCGGGATGGAACTTCCTCGTCGGACACACCAAGCACACGGTGAAGCCGCGCGCCATGCACTTCACCGATGGCGGGCCATGGTTTGAGCATTTGCGCGACGTTCCATTTGGCGGTTGGTGGACGAACGAGTACGACCACATGATGAAGACCAAGGGGAGGTTCGAGTGAAGAAGGTTGGAGACTGGTGGCTGCCGGAAACGGACCACCACTTTGTCGGTGATCTCAGCCAGTACCAGATGGCTGCGTATCAGTCCGCCATGAAGCATGTGAAGAAGGTCGGCACGGCCATCGATGTCGGCGCGCATGTGGGCATCTACTCCGCTCGCATGGCCGCGCAGTTCGACACGGTGTTTGCCTTTGAGCCTGACTCGGCCAACTACGCCTGCCTTGTCCGCAACACGCAGAGCCTTGGCGTTCAGCAGGGCGAGCGCAAGTTGCAGTCCGTGATCCCGATCTACGGTGCCGCTGGCGCGCAACGTGGCATAGGCTCCGTGCGCGTGGATGCCATCGCCAACACCGGGGCGCGTGGCTTTGAGGTGGGCGGGCATGGGCGCGTGCCGATGTACGCCATCGATGAGTTCAAATACACACTCCTTGGTCTGGTGAAGATCGACACGGAGGGTTTTGAGCATCGTGTGCTTGTCGGTGCCATGGAGACCCTCAAGCAGCACAAGCCGGTCCTCATCATCGAACGGCCCAAGGAGGACTCGATCAACGTCCTTCGGCTGCTCAACTACAAGCTGGTCGATGTCGTGAACAAGGACAGCATCTTCGTGGAGAAGTCCCAATGAAGCGCAAGGTGATGGTCGCCAGCAGTTGGTCCCCCGCTGGCGAGGAACTCTACGGCAGGCGCTGGCTGGAGACGGCCAAGCAGTATTGGGGCGATCTGCTGGAGCCAAACGTCATCACGGACGACAAGCTCGCCATGGACTTCGGCTTCCGGGGATTCATGGAGCGCCACGCCGCTCGCCGCCTTGACCCATCCCAGCCGGGCTATGACTACCGCCAGGATCTGCTGCGGTTCGCCCACAAGGTCTTCGCGCTCAAGATCGCGCTTCAGGAGGCAGAGGAGGACGGCTTCGACTGGCTCGTCTGGCTGGACGGCGATGTGGAGACCAAGGCCCCAATCACGCAAGCCTTCCTCGACGTCATCCTCCTTAACGACCACGACGGTGTCCTGCTCTCCCGCGCCCAGAGCGCCCCGCATCCCGAGTGCGGGTTCATGGCTTTCAACCTCAAGCTCAAGGGCGGGGACTTCCTGCGGAAGTTCGTGGGGATGTACCTCAAGGACGATGTCCTGAAGCTCTCCGAACTGCACGACAGCTACGTCTTCATGGTCAGCGTCATCGCCCACATGGAGCAGGAGAAGAGCAACTGGCACGATCTTTGCAGTACCGGGGTTGGTCCGTATGGTCTGGACGCTTTCGAGGCGTCGTACCTGGATGGGGTCTTCGTCCACAAGAAGGGCAACCGCAAGTTCGGGATGACCAATGCGGAGATCGTGGAGCGGCTGCTCGCCGGTCGCCCCCATGTCCGAATCAATCCCCGCGACTTCGATGGCGAGGTGCCAGAGGACGCGGTGCCGGTCATCGACTGCGACAACGTGTCGGTCGAGAACATCCGCCGGGCGTTGCTGGCGGTAGAGGACAAGCCGTTGATATTCATCGGCTTTTACTCCTCCGACGAGGACGGCAAGCACATCGACACCTCCCTCTATGGCATCAATGCCGTGCGGACGGACACGATTGCCTTTGAGTCGGTGGAGCGCGCGGTGGATGGGTTGGGGTTCGTCCATGTCGCCGTGACGAGAGATTGGAAGGACATCCCGGACGATCTTCCGGTGTTCCATGTGCGGCAGATGGCTCAGGCCAAGAAGGAGCAGATCAAGGCCATCACCAACAACTCCTACCAGACCAACATGCTGGTCCAGACGCAGAACTGCGTCCCGGAGGAGACGATCCGCGCCAACATCGTGGCAAACCTTGCCCAGATCCCGGAGTGGGTGCGCTACAGCCGCCACCACATGAGGCGGGCGGTCATCGTCTCTGCCGGGCCGTCCCTTGACCTCCCCGAGACCATGGATGCCATACGCAAGGAAGTGGAGAGTGGATCAATCCTCTTCTGCGTCAAGCACAGCCACAACAAGCTGATCGCTGCCGGACTGGTGCCGTGGGGTTGCGTCCTCCTCGACCCCCGCCCCCATGAGGGCATCTCCACCCATGGCAAGCCCCGCGCCGAGCTTCTCCCGGCAGCCTATCCGGGGGTGCGCTACTTCTGCGCCTCCATGGTGGATCCCTCCACCGTGAAGCGCCTCATGGACACGGGCGGCAAGGTCTATGGCTGGCATGCAGCGGTGGGCGCGGACGAGAAGTCGGTCCTCCCGCCAGAGCATCAGAAGTTCCTGATGGGGGGTGGGTCTTCTTCTGCCGGTCGCGCTATGATACTTGCATGGCAATACATGGGCTTCCAGTCCATCGGCCTCTACGGCTTCGACTCCTGTCACCTTGACGAGAGCAAGCTGGACAAGGACGCGCGCCACCAGGATGGCACACCCAAGTACATCCTGATGGACATGGCCGCTGGAGGCAGGAACAAGAGGTTCTGGACCGACAGGGACATCCTTTGTCAGGCGCAGGACTTCACAAGGTTCTTGCAGGAAAGCCCGTGGATTCAATGGGACGCCCACGGTCCCGGCATGGTTGCGTGGTTGTGGGAGAACACGCGCGGCAACTTGCCGAGACTTGAGGAGACCTACGGATGAACGACCGCAAGTGGCGAGGGGACAACGAGAAGATCCGGCGCAAGAAGCGTCAGGCCCTCAACGCGCTCCTCGTCAACATTGCGGACAGTCTCTCCGAACAGGAACGCGAGTCCATCGCCCAGGTCTGCCTTGAGGACTTCAGGTCGGACATGGAGAGCCGCACCGAGTGGGATGCCATGCATGCCGACTGGGTCGCGGTCTACAACCAGCAGGACGCGCCGATCAATCGCCCGTGGCCAAACTCCTCGGACGAGAGCCTCGGCCTGCTGACGGAGGCTTGCAATAGCTTCCAGTCCCGCGCCTACAAGGCGTTCTTCGCGAGCCGGATGCCGGTCGCCGCGATCTCGACCAACCCCTCCGTTCCGGGTTCTTCCGAGCGCGCCAAGAGGGTCAGCCAGTTCCTCCAATGGTCCCTGTTCTTCAAGGACCAGACCTACAAGGAGGACAAGTCGGCCATGCTGCTGCGGGTCGCGGTGCATGGGTCGGACTTCACGAAGACGTACTTCGACCCGGTGATGAACAAGATCGTCACCCGCGCCGTCCGTGCCGAAGACCTCTACGTCCCGTACCACATCGGTCCGATCAACATCGAAGATGTGCATCGCAAGACGGAGTTGATCCACATCAACCTCAACGAGGGCCGCATCCGCGCCTCGGAGGGCTACTTCCTATCCCCGCCCGAGCCGATGATGATCGGGCAGTTGTCGTCGCCCATCCAGGAGCAGAACGACAGGGACAACGGCATCCATGCCTCTGCCACGCAGAGCGAGGACATGGCCCAGATCATCGAACAGCATTGCCATCTCGACCTCGACGGGGACGGGATCGCGGAGCCGTACAAGATCTGGATCGACGTTACCTCGGAGAAGCTGCTCCGCATCGAAGTGCGGTACGAGGTTGACCAGACCGGGCGTCCGCTCAACGGTCGCCTGCCGATTGAGGAATACACGCACTACCGCTTCCTTGTGAACCCGGACGGCTTCTACGGGTACGGGCTTGGCTTCCTGCTGGGCAAGACGAACATTGCCGTCAACAAGCTCCTGCGCCAGTTCATCGACGCGACCACGCTGTCGATCCACGGCAACATGAGCGGGTTCATCTCGGAGGCCCTGAACATCAGCAAGGGGCCGGTGAAGATTGAACTCGGCAGCCTGAAGACGGTCTCGGCCAGCACGGACGATATCCAGAAGGGCATCAAGACGCTGTCCTTCCCCGCCCCGCCGCCCACCCTCATGCAGGCCATTGCCCAGCTTGAGACACGCGCCCAGCGCATTGGCGCTACAACGGATGCCGCTGCGGGCGACATCAACAAGGTCTTCCAGCCCACGACCATGCAGACGATGGTCGAGCAGTCGCTGGTGATGTTCACCTCGGTGCAGGAGTTCCTGCTGCACTCTTGGTCAAAGGAACTGAACAAGATCTATCGCCTCCACGGGATCTACTTCCGTGGGATCGAAAGCTTCATCTCGGTCAGCCCGGAGGGGCCGGAAGAGATGGTGGTCAGCGACCAGGACTTCATGGACGACATGCTCATCATGCCCGTGGCTGATCCCCGCATGATGAACCAGCAGAGCCGCCTCCAGAAGGCCCAGTTCCTGTTCGACTTCGCCACGAAGAACCCCCTTGTCGCCAACAACCCTGAAGTCCTGCTCGCGGTGTCGAGGAGGCTGCTAGAGGAGATGGAAATTGACGGGATTGACAGCATTCTTCCGCGATCTGTGGATCAACTACCGGAGCCTGCGCCGGATCCGAAGGCCATGGCTGAGCAGGCGAAGGTCCAAGTCGAGCAGCAGAAGCTCCAGCTAGAGGCGCAGTCGGCGCAGCAGCAGTTGCAGATCGAAGCGCAGAAGATGCAAGTCGATCAGCAGATGAAGCAGGCGCAGATGGTCGGGGACCAGCAGCTTCAGCAGCTTCGCATTGAGAACGAGCGGATGTTGCAGGAGATGCGAATCCAGAACGAGGCCGAGATCGCGCGCATGAAGCAGGAATACGAGAACGTGCGCGTCCAGCAGGAGCTTGCCGCCAAGCAGTCCATGGAGGCCCAGAAGGCCAAGATGGAGTCTGACACGAAGATCATGGTGGCGCGCATCGGTGCTTCGGGGGCAGATGTCCCCGGCATCGAAGCCGTGACCTCGTCCACGCAGCAGCTTGCGACGAGCATGGGCGAGGATGTGCGCCTGATGATCTCGCAGATGGAAGCCCAGAACGCTGCCCGCGACCAGCGCATGATGCAGATGATCCAGTCCCTCATGCAGTCCATGGGCGCGCCGCGAAGGATCATCCGTGGTGCCGATGGCAGGGCAGAGGGCGTCGAGGTCGTACCCGGAGGGATGATGCAATGAAGCAGCCAGCGATGGAGTGGCGACCGGCAATGGATTGCTGGTTGCTAAGGACGGAGCAGCCCCTTGCCGAGCGTCATGTGCGCGCCTGCAAGGACTTCATGCTGAAGATCCAGGCGGGGCGTCGCATCGGGCTGATGCCGGGCGATATCCGCGACGATCTGGACGCAAGCGTCCGCGCGCTCAACGAGAACCGGATCAAGCAATGGGCTGCTGGCCCGAGCATGGACGGGCGCGGGGAGATCACGGTGTTCGGCGCGACGCAGGGCACCGGCAAGCTAATCATGGACATGGGAGCCTGACATGGCAGCGACTTGGCGAGCGACCTCTGGCGCGGTGGCGTATGCCAACGCGAAGGACATGCTCAACGTTTTCAACGGCACCTCGTCGACGCGCATCATCCGCGCCTACAGGGCCTACTGGTTCAACAACGGCACCGCAGCGGTGACCGGCGTCATCACGACCGCCCAATGCCGCCGCATCACGGCAGCGTCCGCAGGCACCGCTGTGACGCCCGTGAAGCACGACACCAACTCGTCGGCGCTAAACGCCAACACGACCTGCGGCACCAACCAGACGGTCACGGGGTCGGACATCTTCCGCCGCTTCCTCTTCGTCAACGAAGAGCCGGTGGTGGCTGGCACGACGCAGGCCAACTGGCTGACGCTGATCCCGTTCGCGGAAGTCTGGAACGCTGGCTACTCCGACACGAACGTCGAGCCCATTGTCTGCCGCGCCACCCAGGGATTCGAGCTTTTCCATTCGGGCTCCTCGACGGTGGGCACCGCCGATCTCGAAATCGAGTTCACCGATTCTGCGACGTAAGCCATGAAGACGCTGCGCCACAAGGCTTGTTTGCACGAGTGGGAGGTGGAGGAGTCCTTCGCCTCTCGCGTGGAGAACGACATCAACGGGGGGCTTGGCCCGGCGTCGCCGCCCATCGTCTGTCCCGGTTGTAAAGTGCCGTCGCGCTACAGCGAATTCGTCGTCGTGACGCCCGATGCCTGAGACCTTCCTCGTCTACCAGCGCGCAGTCGATGTGCGTCCGCTTGAGGATGGGTTATTCGCCATCTTCAATGACGAGGCATCTGACTCGCGCCGGTATTACGAGTTGGTCAATCTCAGGCTTTCGCCCGTCGCCCCGACGAGCAACGCGCAGAGCGGCTCGGGTCGCGCGGGCGCTCTTGCCCTGTTCCGCACCACGGCGAGCAGCGGCGGTGATGCAGTCTCGCCCATCCAGCACGACACCGCATCGGCAAGCCTGCCATCGCAAGTGACGTTCACGACCAACCCCGAAAGCGTCACGACCTCTGACATCGCCCTCAAGCGCATTGCTGATGCCCCAACATATTTTGCGGCCATTGGTGGCACGAGCCTTTCGTCGCGTCAGTTCAGCGGCGGCTTGGTAACGTGGAAGCACGATGCATTCGCGACGCTTGGCGACTTCGGTGCGAGCGTCGATGTGGAACCAATCGTCCTGCGCGAGGGCGAGGGAGTTGCCGTCACGCAGACAGAGTATGGCGTTCCGCACGGCATGATCGTGTCGATGTGCGTGACCAACACCGCGACGGGCGCGACCTACACCTACCGCAGCACGGACGTTGCCACCAATGCCCTGATTGACGGCCCCATCGTCAGCCTGTTCAACGCTTCTGGCAGCGGCGTCGTGCTGGCCGTGCGCGCAGCGTTCATCCCGCTGGACGGAGAGAGCAACGCCACCACCACGCTCTCTCTCACCGTGCCTGCCATCAACCTACGCCTTGCGCGCATCTTTGGCCTCGACACCTCGGCTGACGCGGCGACGATCATCAAGCCCGACACGACCGTCTCGACGCCATCGTCCATGCGCGCTGTCGTCGGCCCGTTCCGCTCGCGCCTTGAGGGATCGTGGCAATGGGATTGGCCCTACACGCATGGCGCAACGATCACCGTCCTCCAGCAGCAGAACGCTGGTGTGTTCCGACGCAACCCAGCGATGAAGGCGTTCGGAGCCATCGGGCAGTCGCTAAACGGCATTCAGCTAGACGGACTTGCTGACATCGACATCTTCGCCGCCGAACCGGGCAACGGGATCATCGTGCGGCCAGGCGAGGGCGTGGGCCTGCTCGCCGGGACCGCCGGGCTTCTGTCGAACAGCACCTTCATCAACTACAACATCGAAGCCACGATCCTCCACTACCCGCCGCCCTCTGCCCCGGCTGGCGGGAACACCTACTCCCGCTCTCGCGTTGTGAACAGGTGATGCCATGCTGAAGCAGTCCACGGCGCGCAACCTCATGGTGCTGATGACTGACAGCACCGATCACATCACGGGCAAGACCGGCCTGACGCTCACGATCTCGGCAAGCAAGAACGGTGCGGCCTTCGCGTCAATCACCCCGACCGTGACCGAACTCGGCGACGGCTGGTATTCGCTGGCCCTGACCACGGCGCACACCGACACGCTGGGCGACTTCGTCCTCCATGTCACGGCTTCGGGTGCTGATCCGACCGACGTTCGCGAGGAGGTCTTCGCGGCCCTCCCCGGCGACAGCGTCACGGTCTCCTCGCTGGCAAACAACGTCATAACGGCTGCGTCCATCGCTGCCGATGCGGTGACGGAGATCCAGAGCGGTCTTGCCACGGCCTCCGATCTCACCACGACCGACACCAAGGTCACGGCAATCAAGGCCAAGACCGACTCGCTTGCCTTCACGGTCGCGGGTCAGGTGGACGCCAACATCCAGTACGTCAACGACATTCAGGTCAAGGGCACCGGCACCACCGCTGATCCTTGGAACCCCGTGTGATGTTCGTCTCCTGGGGAGACTCATGGGGCACTTCATGGTCGGATTCGTGGGGCTACGGTGTCGTTCCGCCGGTCCAGACCGGCCCGTCCGTACCCCAGAAGTTCCAGCGGTGGGCGTCCTACCAGAAGATTCCGGGATCGTTCATCCGTCAGGTCTCGCCCGGCGTCTACCTCCGCGTCACGCCAGAGAACCTCGACCCACAGGTGGTGGTCAACGAAGAGGTCATCGCGCCCGCCGCCACGATCAGCACCAACATCCTTGCCAAGCAGATCCTTGGCGACCGTGCCGTCAGGAAGATCCGCAAGGAACTGAGGCGGGTCAACGAACTGGAAGCCCGCCTTGCCGAGCAGGAGCGCCTGTCCCGAGCCGTCAACGCCAAGCTGCGCGCGACGCTGGACAGGGAGATTTCCCTTCGCGAGGATGACGAGGATGTCGTCTTCCTACTTCTCAACTCATAGGAGTGACTGATGCCGAAGACCCCCGCATGGCAGCGCAAGGCCGGGCAGAACCCAAAGGGTGGCCTCAACGCTAGGGGCAGGGCTAGCTACAAGGCCGCGACGGGCGGGACGCTCAAGCCCCCGCAGCCGGAAGGGGGGCCGCGCAAGAGGTCATTCTGTGCGAGGATGGGTGGGATGGCGAAGAAGTTCCCTGCTGCTGCCAAGGACCCAAACAGCAGGCTCCGAAAGTCCCTCCGTGCATGGAAGTGCTGACATGAAGAAGCCCATCTGGGACCGCGCCCGCCCGAAGTCCCTTGGCAAGCCCAAGGCCCTGTCCCCGGCGCAGAAGGCATCTGCCAAGGCGGAAGCCAAGAAGGCTGGGCGACCCTATCCCAACCTCGTGGACAACATGAGGGCGGCGAGGAAGAGGAAGTGACATGGATCGGGCGCAGTTGCTTGCACAGGCGATGGCACAGACAACCCCTGATTGGTATCGAAAGTATCAGTCATTCAAGGGGTCTCAATGGTCTCCAACCGCTCTATCTCCAAGGCAGGAACAGCAGTTCCAGAACTGGCTGATGGGGACGAATTGGTTCTCTGAGATGAAGGATCTGATAGCCAAAGAAGATGGTATCCCATTGGCAGACTTGGATAACCCGCGAGTTTTCCAGATGCTCATGGAGAATCCCGACTACGACTATCGTGGGGCTTGGCTGGATCAGGCAAAGATGTCGCGAGACCCATACGACAACCGCATTCATTGGCCGTCCAGAACCTCAAGCGGCACGATGCTTAAGGCTCCGCATCATCCCACAACGTGGAAGGAGTTCTTCCAAAGCGGGACCGGGATCAACCCGGACGAGCTTGGGTTTTCTGACCCAGACGCAGCCCTCCAATGGGAGATGGGGAAGTGATCCATCGCCTCGACCCGGATGAGGTGGAGAACTGGCGTCGCCACCCGGTGACGCAGTACCTCGTCCAGGAGATCCGCAAGCAGAACGTCCACCACCGCTACCGGATGGCGCAGGACTTGCTGACGATGGGCCGCGCGCAGGGCTTTGACGAGGCCCTTCAACTCGTAGGGAGGTTGCTTGATTCCCCCGGAATCATAGAGTGACCGCAAAACGGAGAGCCGCATGATCCGCCGCCAGAACCGCATGAAGACCTCGCCCGGTGCCGCCGCCATGGAGATCCTCCGCAAGCAGGGTCGCTACGGGGACACCGAGCTTGCCCATGTGAACCCGCGCGAGAAGGCTCTCCTGAAGGCGCTTGGCGGCGCTGGCAGCCGCAACCCCCGCACGGGCCTGCGCGAGTACTTTGATGGGTCCATGGAGGGTGGGTTTGGATCGGCTGGCGAAAGGTCTGGAGACGTTTCAGCCGGCACACCGGGCGATTCTGGGGGCGGAGGTCAGATTGCAGACCTGTCCCAGCAAGACCAGCAGGCGATTCAGGGCGGCGGCTTGATGGCCGGTCAGAACGAGGTTGCGTTGTCTGGACTCGGCGCAATGGGACGTAGTGCCGGGCGCGCGCTTGATAGCGGCGATTACGCTCCGGGGGTTGGATTGATTTCTCTTCTGGGAGCCGGGATGGCGGAACTTGGCAGGCAGGCCCGTTCTGCTTACGGTCCAGATGCCGTTGCAGACCCTACGTTTGAGGGCGGTCGCCAGATGGAAGCGTTCATGGGTGGCCCGGATTTCCCCGGCAACCTCGGCACCGGCCTTGGCGAGATGCGGAACGAGGCATTCGTCCCCGTCGCCAACCCCACGCCCCGCTACCTCCGTGGCGGCGAGATGGCCCCGCCGCAGGAGATCAGTTCCTTCATCGGCCCCGGCATGAGCGACATCCAGCAGCGTGCGCTCATCTCGACCTACGGGACGCAGGGCGTGAACTCCGCTTTCCGTACCGACCCGGTACGCCGGTACTACGCCAACCTCCTCTCGCGGGGCCTGATCTCTGACGCTGGCGCGCCCGTGCAGAATCCCTATGTTCTTCCCATCGAACAGCAGTATGCTTCTTCCGTTCTCGGTCGCCCATTCGCCAATCCGGCTGATGCAGCGGCAACCTACGAGTCCATTCGAGGGTTCCTGTAAGGGGGTGATTCAGATGAAGAAGAAGCCGAAAAAGGGTGGTCGCGGCTGCTAATCAGCCTGCCAGTCGTGAGCACCCTGGAAGGGGGGATCCGTCCCCCTCCTCTGATCCCCCCTTCCGCCTCCCTGCCGATCCGCTAGTTTCCTCTCGGGCATTCCGCCCAAAGAGGAAAGCATGAGCAAGAAACTACGACCCCTCTTCGCGAGGGTTGTCGTCCGTGCAGAGACGCTACAGGCGTCCATCGGCACCAAGTACTCGGCCCTGAACAAGATGGGTTTCGAGATCCCCAAGACCGTCGAAGAGAAGATGATCCCCGACGAGGGCGTAGTCGTCTCCGTGGGCGAAGCCTGCGAGGTGATGAAGGCCGGTGACAGGGTTCTCTTCGGCAAGTGGGCGGCCAAGCCCATCGCCTTTGAGCCGGGCCTGTACGTCATGCAGGAGGAAGACATCATCGGTGTCATCGAGGATGATGCCAAGGCTGTCGCCGCATGACCGAGAGGATCGGAAGCCGCGTGGAGGTGTCGGATGACGATGTTCCTGTCGCGCCTGCGAAAGCTCCTGTCGCGAAGCCCGAAGCCGCAGCCCCCAAGGCCGCGCCGAAAGCTGTCGATCAGGAACCCGAAGAGAAGGGAACGGATTGGGTCGAGATCGAAGACCCCAAGCTGAAGGCCCGCTTCAATCGCCTCTATCGCCACACCAAGGAGGCGAACGAGCGAGCGGAGAAGACCGAGCGGCAAATCTCCCTGCTTGCCGAGCAGAACAGCAAGCTCCAGAAAGCCCTTGAGACCATCGCCGGTGGCATGCGGGACAAGGAGATGCAGGCTGAACTGGCGACCCTCAAGAAGGACGCCAAGGAAGCCCTCGCCACGGGCGACACGGAAGCCTTCATGGAGGCCAACGAGCGCCTGCTGGAGATGAAGCAGTCTGCCAAGAAGGAGGCGGAATCCCCGGCTCCGGCGGAACCGCAGATCTCCCCGACCGAGATGAAAGTCATCAACGCTTGGCAGGCGCAGAAGGACGACGAGGGCGAACCCCTGCGTCCTTGGGCCATGCCGAACCATCCCGAGTTCGCGTCTACCCAGGATATGATCCAGAGGGTGACGCGGGCGATGCCGGATGCCTCGGTGCGCGAGATCCTCCGCGAGGTGGACAAGCACATGGAGAATATCCTCGGGGCGGATGACGAGGACGAGGACCAGCCCAACCCGGTTCGCCGGGCGTTTGCCTCGCCCCGGGGCCGACCGGCTCCACAGGAGCGCGAGCGCACTTCGCTCAGCACTCAGGAGCGAGTCATCGCAGAGGCGATGTTCATGGGTGGGCGCGGTTCGCTCGCCAAGACCAGCAAGGAAGCACACGAACTCTACCTCAAGCAGAAGAAGGCTATGGGTAGGGTCGTTGCGGTGGAGGATTGACCATGGCAGACATTGACAACGATTCCGCAGCCGGTGCGCTCGCGGAGAAGGGCCGGAAGAAGTCGGCGAAGAAGGGCAACCGTAGTTGGGTGCCCGCCGCTCCTCTCGGCATCAAGAGCAGGGACTCGTCCAGCAGGCTTCGCTGGGTCCACGCTGAACCCGCCAACATGCTGAAGAAGCGTGCTGAAGGCTGGGAGCAGGCGAATGCTGGAGACGCTGTCCACGACCGCCCCAATGGGGTGGAGTCGGGGGCGGGAAGTTCAGCCGGTGTGCTGGAGTATCGGGACATGGTCCTCATGAAGATGCCCGAAGAGATGGCTCGGGAGCGCGAGGCGTACTACCGCAACGCATCTCAGGAGCAGCTTACGGGCCTCAAGACGAGGACGAAGAGAGACATCCGCTCAAAGACGGGCGTTACCGTCGAGGGCGACATCACAATCGACTAACCCCTCCAGAAGGAGTCCAACATGACCGACGCTCCCTATGGCCTCCAGGCCATTCGGAACAAGGCTGCTGGCAACACCCTTCGCACGAAGCTCTATCGAGTGACTGCGTCGGGCAACACCCAGGGCCTGTTCATCAACGACCCCGTCCGATTCAACTCGGCGGGCCTCGGCGTGATCCGCCTCTCGTCCAACGCTGCCGCGAACACCCGATGCCTCGGCGTGGTTTCGGAGCTGTTTGACGAGAACGGTCGCCCGCTCACGTTCAGCCAGCCGAGCCGTGGTCCCTTCCTTCCCGCCTCGACGGCTGGGTGGGCGGCGGTCTACGACAGCCAGCAGATCACGTTCATCTGTCAGGCCGACGCCTCCGCTGCGGAGACGATGGTCGGGCAGTACGTCTCGCTGACGGCTGCGACGAACGGCAACACGGCTGCGGGCACCTCGGTGATGCAGATCCGTGCGGGTTCGGCGGATACGTCCGTGAAGACCTTCCAGGTGCTGGGTCTGGCTCCGACTGAGGCTCGCGGCCTCGGCTCGGTCGCCAACAACTCGGCCTGGGGCAATGCGTACATCGACCTTGAGGTCCGCATCGCCCTCCACTCCTACACCTCGACCTGATAGGGAGGACCGCACATGACGACCGGAACTGGCAATCTCCCTGAACTCCTGTGGCCCGGCATCTCCACGATCTGGGCCGACACCTACCGCCGCTACCCGCCGCTGTGGAACCGCTTCATGATCCTGCGTCGCTCGAACAAGGCGTTCGAGAAGGAGCAGGGCGTGACGGGCTTCGGCCTCGTCGGGCAGAAGGACGATGGTGACAGCGTCCCGTATGTGGACATGCTCCAGGGCTATCAGCGCGAGTACGTCAACCTGACCTACGGGCTGGGCACGACGATCACCCGCGAACTGATGGAAGACGAGCAGTACAACGTCATCAACAACGTGCCGAAGATGCTGGCTGAGTCGATGCGTCAGACGGAAGAGACCGTCGCCGCTTCGGTCTTCAACCTCGGCTTCAGCACGATGCTGACGGCGGATGGCAGCGCCTTCTTCTCCTCGACGCACCCGAATGTCCGTGGTGGCACCCAGCGGAACATCCCCGCTGTCGCCTCGGACCTGACGCAGGCGTCGCTGGAGCAGGCGTACATCGACATCCACGACTTGCGCGACGACTCCGACCTGAAGATCAACCTCATGCCCGAGAAGCTGCTGGTCGCCCCGACCAACCGCTTCGTGGCTGAGAAGATCCTCGGGACGAAGTTCGCGGTGGGTTCGGCTGACAACGACATCAATCCGATGGCGGGCCAGCTTGACCTGATCGTGAACCCGTTCCTCACGGACCCGGATGCGTGGTTCATCATCACGAACGCCAAGGCGGGCGCGACGTTCTACCGTCGCCGCAACGCCGAGATCACCCGTGACAACGAGTTCGACACGGAGATCCTCAAGACGAAGACGACGGCGCGCTTCTCGGTGGGTGCCACCGACTGGCGCTACGCCTACGCTTCGGCTGGCGCGTAAGACCGGCACATACCCGGCAAGGGAAGGGGCATCCGAGAGGGTGCCCCTTTCTCATAGGGGCCTTCCCCGTCCTTGCCCGGTGGGTAGATTGGGGACGGATCAGCAAAGGATCTCTCCATGACCCTCAAGACGCAGTTCTCCGGCCCCGTTGCCTCTGGCATCGACACGGGCAACATCCCCACGACCAACAAGGGTTTCGGTCGGTTCACCGTGTGGACCCCGCTGACGACCCTTCCGATCACGGCCCAGCCCGTCGCGGTCCTGCCCTTTGATGCGGTCCTGCATGAGATCAACATCTGGAAGACCGGGGCCTTCACGGGCGAGGCGGCCTTCAGGTTCGGCACGGCCACGGGCGGCTCGGACAACCTCGGCAGCGTCTCTATCTCGGGCAACTCGGTCTACCGGGCATTCGTCAACTCGGCCACGGCCCAGACCACCCTGCCGTTCGCCCACGCGGGCGTTTCGGCCAACCCGACCCCGATCTACTTCTCGACCGGCACGATCTCGGGCACGACGAGCGCACTCGCCTCGGCTGCCTTCGTGGAGGTCATCTACACCCGCATCTCCCTGACGGATCGCCCGGATCTTGTTGCGGCGCACAAGGGGAATGACACGACCTTTCAGGGGCCGGTTCGGTCTGGCGGCCAGGATGTCGGCATCCCGTCCCGGTCCACGGTCGGCAACCTCGTCACCATCCAGCAGGCCACGGCAGCGTCCTCGCCGGTCAGCGGTCAGGTGGTGGGGATGATCCCCTACGGCGCGTACCTCAAGGAGATCAACTTCTACTGCCGCACGGCCCCGGCTGGCGAGGCGACGGTTCGCTTTGCCATCAACGGGGAGTCGGACAACCTCGGTAGCGTCTCGGTCTCTGCCGCTGGCGTCTACTCGGTTGCCCTGACCTCTGCCGTCCGCGCCACGGTCCCGCTGGGCATCAACAGCGGCTCGGGCCAGCCGGTCAGGATGTCGGTCCTCGCGGCCTCGGGCTCCGTCGCAGCCCTTCAGGGCATGGGTGAGCTTGTCATGGTCCGCAGGGGCCAGTCGGACGGCTACCCCGGCCCCGGCCAGAAGGAGACCACGTTCCAAGGCCCCATCGCCACGGGCGTCAACCTCGGATCCTGGGGCAACGCCAAGCCAGAGATCGGGTGGGGCCGGTTCTCCAAGCTCACGACCACGATCCCCTCGACCAACGGTGTGGTGTCTGGCCTCCTCGTCGGCTACCTCCCCATTGGCGCGGCGCTGGTGGAGATCAACTACATCGCCGGCACGGCTGCCGGGGGTGAGGCGACGGTGCGGGCGGGTACGTCCCCCACGGTCTTCACCTCGGACACGCTGGGTGCGGTGTCGGTCTCTGCGGCTGGCATCTACAGCGTGATCTCCTCGACGGCTGTCCGGACCTTCGATGACTCTGGCGTCAACCGCGCCAAGAGCGGGGCCACGGCGCAGGCCATCTACCTCAACGTCGCGGCTGCCTCGGGTAGCATCGCCACGCTGAGTGCAAACGCGGCGGTTGAGATCGTCTACACCCGCCTCGACCCCTCCACCTACGGAGTCTGACATGGCCCGCCCCAAGAACTGGACCGTGACGCTGGCTAACGCCGAGTCCACGGTCATCTACTGGCCCACCGACACTTGGGTCTCCACGCAGGAATACGCGTTCAACTTCCGGGTCATCTCGGGATCGGGTTCGTTCCTCGCGGGGTGTTCCGCCTCCTCGACCATTGACCGGGTGCTTCAAACCGGCGTCACCTCGGCCCATTGGACGGAGCGTGTGGCGTTCAGCACGGGGACTGCCGCGACCTTCTTGGGTCCGGTGTCCTGCTGGCGGCTCACGGTGCGCTCCAGCGGCGCGGCGACCTACGACCTCATGGCGATGCAGTCCGGTCCTGAGCGGGTGGCCTGATGGGCCGGTGGACTGAGCGCAATCGCTGGCGGCGGGGCCAATGGCTCGTCCGCGACGACGAGAGCGGCTTTGTCCACTACGCCGATCAGGTCGTTCGGCGCTGGGATGGGATGTACGTCCGCAAGGACCAAGATGAGCCGATTGACCCGCAATGGTTCATCACGGCTGAGTCCGACCCGACCAACGTCCCCTTCGTCCGCCCCGACCAACCGGCTGGCCCCGCTTGCAAGACCAAGTCACCATTCTACCCACCGGGTCAGTTGATCCAAGAGTCGGTTAGCGTCGATAGTGATGGATTTGAGCTAGAGGATGGAAGCGGATTGCTTCTGACGGAGTTCCCGCAGGCGCGCATCCCGCGCTTTGTTGGCTATGACTTGTATGTTGGGATTGGCATTGGGTTGATGGAAATCGAATGCAGCTTCACGGTTTTTCCTGACGGAGCATGAGATGACAAGCAGGAAGATCTCGCAACTTGGTTCAGGAGTCCCGGCGTTAGCGGCAGACGAGGTGGTCATCGCTCGCTCAAACGCAAATTTCAAGCTGACCCTTGACCAGCTTCTATCCGCGCCCGCGTCTTCTGTTGACATCAACGGCGGCTCGATTGATGGCGTCACCATTGGCGGCGCGTCGGCGGCGGCTGGAACGTTTACGACCGCAACGGTTGGCGCAGGAACCGCGGGAGCGCCATCGCTGACGACCACGGGCGACTCCAACACCGGCATCTACTTCC